GCGCAAGCCAGTGGTTCTATTTCGGAAAACGATATTGTTGTGGCAGTCGGCTATACAGGCACCACGATGAAGGTGCAAAAGGCTCACGCGATGGTTTTATCGCATGCGCGCGGACCCTTTTATGTGGCTAGCGCCGCAGCGAGCGATGGAGATACATTTAAGGTAGTATCATCAAAGTTGGTAACCGGGATTGATACATCAGCCGCTAATAGCATAGGGGATGCTCTCTATCTCGCTAGCGGAAGCTCTGGGTCTGTCTTCTTTGGTGAGGTGCCCCTAGCAACTGCTGATGAAGCTCATTTTGCTTTGGCTATTATAGTAGGTCGTGTTGTTAGTGTGGATGGTTCTAATGGTGCGTATTTACTCACCCCGCCGGTGGTTAATACCCCACTTGTGGGTTCGGTGCTCGCGGCTTCCCTTGCCTCTACACAGGTAGTGGGCTTCGGGAGCGCATATGCCACCGCTCAGGTTGTAGCAGTGTGCAGCACAGACCCACCACCCGGTGATGATGATCAAATTAAGAGTGCTTTTATAGTCGCGACCGGCACCTATGCTGGTAATTTACAGATTACAATGGACCACAGTGACAGTGGCGCTCGTCTTTCATATGCGATTTATATTTAAAGGAATAGAATACCCCAATGGCCGATATTAGTAAAGTAAACGTAGTTGCCATTGGTGATGTCTCAAAGATAAGTGGAGTCGCCAAAGCTAGCATCTCTAAATTTGGCGGCGCGGATGTACCATCCGGCACTGAACAAGCAACAAGATGGATCATTGGCGCCACCAGCGGGCGCGTTTATGTAAATGACACTCCAACCGGCGGGTTTTTATCAAGTTCAGCTTCCGGTGCTCTTGGGCTAGCAGTGGATAAGGGCACTATGAACTTTTACAATGCGGCGTATGGTAACGACGACACCGACGAGCCTCGCTGGATCGTCGGGTCGGATAACGTTTCTAATGAAATTTTTCACATATCCGCATCGCAAGATATTACTGACACGAACAACTGGATTAGAACAAACGTCGTCACTGGAAAGCCTGCGAAACGTGGTGGTCCTGGTCTAAGATACGGTAATGGTAAGTGGTTTTCTGTGGGTGGCGGCCGCATGCTCGGCGACAATCGCTTGGTAATGATGTCTTCCTCGAATGGCGGTAACTCATGGGTAGAGGTCGTCGACGGCACATTCATAGGCACCTCTAACACTGGTTACGTCGTTTTCCACAAAGAGGACGATACTTGGATTAATCCACTGGGCGTCACTAGTTTCTATAAGACCACAGATGCCAAGACCTGGGCCTCTGGATCCGGGAAGATAGCTAGTTATGAAGCATATTGTATGGGGTATAATTCTGATAGTGGACGATATGTCGTCGGCACGAACAGTGGCAAACTTTATTATAATGATGATGAATTTGCAACCGCGCCCTCCGCGTCCGTAAGTACATTTGGTACCAGTAATGTTTGGGGTGTTATTTATGTTAAAGGAACAATAAATAAGTGGGTGGCTATCGCTTCTAATGGAAAAATAGCTCATAGTTCGGACGGGCAAGCCTTCACAGCCTCCGTGCTTCCTAGCCCCATGGGCTCCTCTCACCATATGAGAGCAATAGCGTCAGATCATACAACCATCGTAGCTGTTGGTGCGACCGCCGGCGGCAACAACAACATCCTCACAAGCTCCAATGGCACCGATTGGACTTATATTAGTTCTTCGGCGCTTGGGGTGACCGTTCATTTTGAATCCATTGCATGTAATGTGCTCGGAGCGCCCACCAGTTAATAGCGCCGGCGTGCGATAAAAACGGGTGTTTTGAGGTGAATAACACTATTTATTTTGAATAACTATCTTTCTAGGAGACTTTTATGTCCAATTTGCTCAAAGAAGCCATTGTAGATGCCCAGGCTTTGAAAGAAGCCGCCCTTAAAAACGCAGAAGCTGCCATTATTGACAAGTATTCTGACGAAGTAAAACAAACCATTGAAAGCTTGCTTGAGCAGGATGAACTTGGTGCCGTCCAAGATACCTTCGCCCCCGATATGGGAGCTGATATGGGTATGGATCCCGCTATGGACCCCGGAATGGATGTTGACCCCGAAGCCCCCGTCGAGGAAGTCACAGAGGACCACATCCCCCTCGCAGCCACCGATAATCTTGCCGACCACGAAGGTAAGAACCTCGAAGAAACTCCCGAAGAAGGAGAAGAGGTCGAGTTCAATGTAAATTTGGGCGCACTACAGGAAGCAATTGAAGAACTTAAAGGCGAAATAGAAGAATCAGAAGAAGTAGAAATCACCGAAGAAGATTTGGCCGCAGTGCTTTCTGGCGATGACGACGTTCTCGAAGAGGTTGTGCCTCCCGCCGAAGAAAAAGAAGAAGAGCTTCCCCCACTACCGGTGGAAGAAAACGTCGACCAAGATGTTCCCGACGAACTCCTCGACGCCGTTATGGAGCGCCTTACCGTCGATATGAGTGCAGAACTCTCCGGTTGGGCCGGCAGAAGTGCCGAGAGCACCAAGTGGGAAATGGAAAAAGGTCTTGCTGCCCGCCGCAGCACAGACTTTGTAGAAGACGTTTTAGAGCCTATGAAAAAGGCTCAAGAAGAGTTGACTTTTGAAAACAAGCAACTCAAGCAACAAATTTCACAATATAGACAAGCGCTTGTCGAATTGAAAGAGACATTAGTCGAAACCAATTTGTCAAACGGGCGTTTACTTTATACGAACCGTGTGCTTAGGAATACCTCCTTGAATGAGCGACAAAAGGAAACAATTGTCGAAGCGATTTCTAATGCTGGTTCTGTCACAGAAGCAAAGACAATATATGATACGCTTCAAAGCACAGTGCGGTCTACGCCAAAACGTAGCCCACAATCACTGAGCGAAGCCATCACCCGTCGGTCTTCTGTAATCCGTGCTTCTCGTCAAGAGAGCACAGCAGTCGATCCTCAACTGGACCGGATGCAAAAACTAGCAGGCATTAAGTAATGTTAATGTCAATATACAATTAAGGAGGTATTAAAAAATGGCTGGTATTATCGAACGATTGTCCGAAGGAATTATCAATCGTGATATGCGCGCCGAAGGTCACGCTTTGTTATCAAAGTGGGAGCGCACAGGTCTTCTAGAAGGACTTGGAACTGACCGTCAGAAGCAATCAATGGCTCGTCTCTTGGAGAATCAAGCTAAGGAGCTGCTTCGTGAATCTAGCTCAATGAGCGCAGGTGATGTTGAGGGCTTCGCAGCCGTCGCATTCCCCATCGTTCGTCGGGTTTTCGCAGGACTGATCGCTAACGATCTTGTTTCTGTACAACCAATGAGCCTACCCAGTGGTCTCATTTTCTTCCTCGATTTCGTGTTCTCACCAAATCTTGGAGCATCCAATAGCGAACTCAGTCGCTTTGGTAACGTCTCTGATAAGTCCATTTATGGTACGAATCAGGTCGGTTCACAAATCACTGGTGGTGTGAGTCTTGTAGGCGCAACCTTGAAGCAAGACTTCGGTGGCCCCCGCACAGTTGGTGCCCGTGGTTATGCCTATGGTTCCCCATCGGGTTCTAGCGATGTGACAGCAAGTGCGATGGCTATAACATACTTCAGTCTTACTGGAAGCACTGCAGCACAGAAGAAGAGTATCGTATTCGATCCTGATCTTCTTGCACTTAGTGCGTCTACTACCGCTGGGTATGTTATTCGTCTTGATGTTCCTCGCGCAAGCTTGGACAGTCAACTGGACTACGAGAACCTTGGTACTATTTCCGCATCAGTTGCGTCTTTAAACACAATTCTCGATAGTACACTTGCTGAGGCAGATACTGCACAACTGCGCCGTCTTACCCACTTCACCGGGTCATCTGGCAACATTCAGTTGTATTTCCACACTACTGTGGATCAAGCTAGCACCTCGGTCAATGACTCTGCGGACATCAACTTATCTTGTTCGTTCCCAATTAACGACAACATCACAGCCGGCAATGCTGCTGGTTCCGTCGTTGGCGCCGCTACTTGGGGACTCGAAGGTAACGAAGATATCCCCGAGATCGACATTAAGGTCGATTCCGTGGCTGTCACCGCACAGACCAAGAAGCTCAAGGCTAAGTGGACACCAGAATTGGGTCAAGACCTCAACGCATACCATAACTTGGATGCAGAGGTAGAACTTACTTCGATTCTCTCCGAGCAGATTGCTCTTGAAATCGACCGTGAGATCATCGCTGACCTCGTTAACGGTGCTACTGGTGCGACCTACTACTGGTCCCGTGCTCCCGGTCTCTTCGTTAACCGCGAGACTGGTGTCGAAATTGGGGCCAGCGCTGCTGCTCCTGACTTCACTGGTACCGTGAGTGAGTGGTATGAGACTCTTGCAGAGACCATCAACGATGTCTCCGCACAGATCCACCGTAAGACTCTACGTGGTGGTGCTAACTTTATCGTCTGCGGACCTGAAGTTGCCAACATCCTTGAGTTCACCGCCGGCTTCCGCGCATCTGTTACCGCAGATGATGAGAAGGGATCCGTTGGTGCCGTTAAGACCGGCTCGCTGAGCAAGAAGTTCGACGTTATTGTCGATCCTTACTTCCTCCGCAACGTCGTTCTCGTCGGTCGCCGAGGTGGCTCATTCCTTGAGTCTGGTTATGTATACGCACCTTATGTGCCACTACAGACCACACCTACTATCTTTGGACCAGAAGACTTCGTGCCTCGCAAGGGCGTGATGACTCGCTATGCCAAGCAGATGGTTCGTCCGGATATGTACGGCCTTGTCGTCGTTCGTGGACTTCTAGGTGAGTCAGGTTCCTGATAACCAATAAGCGCTCCGCGCAATAAAGTTAAGCCCCCATCGGTTAGTTCCGATGGGGGCTTTCTTTTATGAAAATGCTAAAATCCCGAAAAATACCGCCGC